AATTATCTCAAATGGGAAGCCCACCATAATTCTCCTCTACGTCACCACCTGTTAAGGCTTCTTCAACCAACTGCTCATAGAATAATCTAAAATGTTCTAAGCTCATAAAGCTTAAATCTTGTCTGGCTTGATGAGTACGATAAATATCGTAAGCACTTTCTAGTTGTTCTTCGGTGTATAATAACATATGTTTAGTATAGTATGGATTTTAAAATTTGTCAAGGTTTAATTTGTAAATTTAGCAGAAGGATGTATAAACATAGAAGGCATTTTAACTCCTATAGCATTTGATTCTCTTAAATAAAAATGTTTTCCTGGTTTTAATTGTGCTGTTGGTGTGTTTGCAGATTCATTAAAACGTTTTATAAATTCTTCGTTAAACTGTTGATCATCCAAATTAGGATTTTCATCTTTAATTCTAAATGCTGCTACATTGTTTAAAGCATCTATTTTTTCTGCTCTTGATTCTGCTTCTGTAAGATCTGTTTTAAAATCACCTTTATAAGCTATACCTCTACTTTGTGCTTGTTCTTTTGCTATCAAAGCTGATCTTGCAAAAGGTTTATCTCCGTACTCGTAGGATAACTTAGCGTGTCTTAGTGCATTAAAAATAGGACTACTTAAATTTGCAACAGGAGTTCCAGCTTCGTATCTATCTATATCTTTTAAAGCTGCAGTTCTCTCTTTTTCATTTTCTATTTTATCTATATTATTAATCAAAGCATCTATTGTTCTCTGATCTAAATCTTCTATATCTCTTTTATCTGCACCTAATAAAATATCTGCAATTGCATGTTTAGCGTCTATTAACAGTTCTTTTCTAGGTTTCTTTATATATTCTGCATTTTGTACTTGAATTTCGCCTCTTCTTTTTAAAGCTTTTTTAATTCTATCTCCAAAAGCATATTGTTGCCTAATCTCACCACCATCTCTTTTTGCTTTACGCTTCTTTAAACCTTTTTTAAGTTTCCCTATTTGTTTCTCTGAGACAGGTGCTACACCTATTGATACAAGTAATCCTCCATCCTCCATACCTAACCTTTCCATCTCAGCTTCGTAAGGCAAACCTGTGGCCTTGTTAATCATTTCAGAAGGTTCTTTCTTTACGTTAGGTACTGGGAAGTCTTCAGAGATTTCACCACCTTCAAATTTTGCAAGCCTAGTTTTTGCAAGGTCTGTACGAAACAAAGAAGAACCTGTAGTTGTTCCAGATAATCTCCTAGATAAATCCTGTAAAGCTTTTCTTCTTTCTTTATCTCTTTCTTTAGCTGCTTTTTGTAGAGGAGTATAAGGATCTCTAAAACCTGTATATTCTTCCATTACATCGCCAACTTTTCTGTTAAATATATTTTTTACACCTATTAAAGGAGCTTTTCTGGCAGCAGTTTCAAGCAGTCCTCTATTATAAAGGAACATACCAACAACATCTCCTAAGACAGGACCTCCTAAATTTAAGATACCTGTTAAAGGTCCTTGTCCATAAGATACTGCTTCAGTATATCGTTTAGCATATTCAAGAGGGCCTAGTAAACCAACCCTTTGCATAGCAGCGACTGTATTTCTCCAATCAACATCTTCATTATCATACTCTTCTCTTTTCTCTTCTGAAGATCTCCAATAGTTTGTCGCTTTAGCAACACTTGTAGCCATAGCAGCAAATGCTACAGCTTTAGGAGCATTTACACCAGGATTCTGAACTGCAGCTCTTGCATAGTTTTTTAAAATTGTATTTGTAAATACTGTAGGATAAGATAAGAACTGAGTTAATATATCAAATTTTGGATTAGTCATATATAAAGGAACTCTTCCTGCTTCTCTACCTGTAGGAAGAATAACAGAATTTGTAAAGCGACCCGCTCCTTTTATTATCTGTCTATAATAAGCATCCTCTGTATTTCTTCCCTTATCAAACCATTTTATTCCATCTTCAATGTCAATACCTAAATCAAACAGCTCTCCTCTTAATCTTTGTATTTTCATAGGAGCATCAACCTCTAAAATGTCAACACCTTCTTTTGAAAGTTTTGACAACTTTTCCAAGTTGTTTCTAATCATATCTTTACCTGTAGAAAAAGCAGCTAATTGTACTGTTTTTGTCCAAGGAACCAAAAGATTAACTCTATAAAAACCTCTAGCAACTTTCTTTAAAAATTCATTTTGTAAGCCTTCTCCTGATAATCGATTTGTGAAATCTGCCATTGACTCATCAACAGCAATCATTACACTATTCATTTCTCTTATAAGTTCGTCATCAGATATAGTATGTTTTTCTTTTAAAAGATCCTTTGCTTCTTTCGTAAATATTTTATGACCTTTAGCAATTGCATCTTGATAACCTTTTACTGCTGAGTTTGTTGGTGCTTTGGTTAAAGGTATAAAACCTTCTGTTAAAGATGTTACTGTTGCTAAAGGAAGATAGGCTATCGCATTTGAAAGTTTTGTAAAGTCGTATATTCCTTGAGCTACACCACTATCATAGTAATTAACTTGTCCTGTAACAGACTCATATAGTTTTTCTATCTTCTTTTGATCTCTATTGCTTAAACCCTTACCTCTAACTTCTTTTAATTCTTTATTAATTGGATCAATAAAGTTAGCTCTAAATCTTTGAAGGTTGTCTTGTTTATAAAATCGTAATCTATCTTTTTCACTAAGTTCTTCTGAAACTTCTTCTCCTGTTTCTCTAACAACAACTTTCATTCTTGAAGCACCTTTTAAAAAAGTACGCTCGTGTTGAATTGATTTAGCTGCATTCATCGCATAGTTTAAAGATACAGGTATTAAATCATTTGTAAGAAAATCTTCAAAATCTAAATCGTTAAGATTTCTAAATGTTCTTGCTTGTGTTAATAAAATAGAATGAGATGAGTACAGTTCATTTTGTTTATTTAACATTCCGTCTATTATATTATCAACTTTTGCTATTTCTTTTTCAGATAAACCACCACTTTCTATTAATCTTTGCCTAAAAGCAGGTCTATTTTGTTCTATTGCTTCTCTATTCCAACTTCTAGTAAAGTAATTTGTTCCTCGTGCCTCTTCTTTTATAAGTCCTGCTTCTATAGCATCATCAAAAATAGTATCAAAAAAAGATCTTAAATTTTTAGCAGCATCTTGAACTTCTTGACTATATTTAGAACCGTCTTCTCCTCTTAATATTCTAATTACAGCTATCTCATCTTCAGGTAATATATCCCCTGTTTTTCTAATAGGAGCAATAGCATTATCTAATAAAGCAATATAATCTCCTTGTCGATCTTTAAGATTTTCATAGAAAGCCCAAGGAACAACTTTCCTAGTTCTTTCTGTTATTCCTTTTGAAAATTGGTCAGAAATTTTAGTACCTAGTTCAGAGGCTTTTGAAGAATATTTAGAAAGAGTTTTTAAAACTCTCCAAGGAGAACCAATTGTTTTAGATAGAACTTCATCTTTTGCTTTATTAGCTTGAAAAAGTATCTCACTTCCTGCGTCTTTTCTATATTCATCGTTGGAATATAAACGATTCATTTTACTATTAAACAATGCATTTTTCTGAACTAACCCACCAACAACTCCACCTGTTAATAATCCTATGGCTGTACTACTTGCTAATTCAGGATTAGAATACATTTTTCTTAGACCAACATTTATTTCTTTGTTTTGTCTAAAATGATTTTCTACACCTGTCCAAGCTCCTGCTTCTGCTCCTGTAATAGCAGTAGATTTTATAACAGCTTTGGCTCCTTTAGATATACCACTCGAAACAGCCTGACGAGCTGCAAGAGATGTACCTCCTGTTACTGGTGTAAATATAGCTGATAAAATTGCTAACGGATCTGTAGCGATATCGATACCAGCATCTTTAATTAAACCAAAGAATTGCTTCATACTACCAAGGTCTGCATTATCGAACCTTGATCTTAAATAAGCATAGTCTTGTTTTTGCTGGTCTGTGAATTTGTCAGTTTCTGAAACTCTTTTAAAAGCAGAATAGATATTAAAATCAGAATCTCTAAGATATTCAAAAACATCGTCTGGTTGTTCTCCAACAGACTCTAAAAATCTTTCAGATACTTCTTGAAACTCTTCGTCACCTTCTAAATCATCTAGAGTTTCAGAACCTTTAATTTTAACACCTGAAGATAAAGTTAGCTTTTGTCTTTTAGGTTTTTGATCTAAATTAAGATTAAGAGTAAGTTTCTGCTTTTTTTGTTTTTCTTTTTCTTTTTCTTTTTCTTCTTCAGAGTTGAAAAAATTAAACATAATTTAATCTCCTAAATTAAGAACCAAGAATATTATTTACATAAAGCAGTATTTCTTCTTCTGTTTTATCTTCTAAATCAGGAACATTTTTTCTAAGAATTGCTAAAGAATCTCTATATCC